GAGTCGCTCACGCTTGCTCCAACGCTGTGATTCGTGCTGTCAGGGCTGTGATAAGGGCTTGTTGTTCTTGAATGGCGGCGGTTAAGATTGCAACCGCCAAGCTGGTGTCAACGCCTTGATAGATAGGCTTTCCATTGGCATCAACTTCATCCTTTTGCCCAACTACGCAATCAGGAATAACTTCATGCAATTCATGAGCAATAAAACCTTGCCCATCAGAACCATCCACTTTCCACTTAAAAGTTACAGGTTTAAGCGCCAGCACTTTAGCCAACGCATTTTGCATAGGCTTAACGTCTTCTTTTAAACGGTAATCAGAACTAGTTGCATAAGCTGTTGCCACATTTGTAGTTGTAATTTGTCCAACTAGCGTGTAACTTGCGCCACGGTTAAAACGTATCGAAATTTGAGAAGAAGCGCCAGTATCTGTGTTGTTGCATGACATGGCATACCGACCCCCACCGTCATGGTTAATGTTTAAATAGCCTGTGTTGTCAGTTGTGGTATTGATATAAACAACGCCGCTGGTGTCAATACGCATACGTTCTGAGGAATTTGTATTAAATGCGTGGTATGTTGTGCTAAAAGCATCGTAGGTTATGCCAGCGGTATTTCCATATATACGACCACCCGCATTAGCGGTGTCTGTCAGGTATAGCATTCCACCATTGGTGGCATTGGCAACTTGAAGAACTGTATACCCATTACCAAAATTAGTAGGGGTCATGCCAATCCCAACATCACCAGTCGATCTAATTCTCATAGCCTCTACACCACCTTCAGCAAAAGCAATGGTGTCAGCGGCAGGGAAGAAGATACCTGTGTTTGTGTCGCCTGTTGCTGTGATTGTTGGCGCAGCAGCAGAGCCTGCCGCTGCTGTTAATGTTCCGCTAATTACAGCAGTACCAGCAACAGTCAATGTCTTACCCGATCCGACATTTAAGCCAACTGATGTACCTGTACCGGCAGCCGCAAAAACAGCGTCCACGCCATCTAAATCGGTATTGATCTTTGTACCCCAGGTATCGGTTGACGCGCCAACCTCGGGCTTTGTCAACAATAGGTTTGTGGTGGTGGTATCTGCCATGATGAAACTCCTATGCGGCCTCTTGCCAAGTGATTGAATTGTCCGACAAATCAGTCCAACTTTCTGATGTATCTGAAATTGATGTCCAGCTCTCGGATGTGTTTGGTATAGATCCCCAACCATACCCGATCATTGTGCCAACTGCGCCAATAGATTCAACGCCAATTATCCCTATGGATATGACATTTGATACGCTGCCAACTGATCCTGTGCCATTTACTCCAGTAATCGCTTGGAACGATATAACCTCTGCGCCCATAGTGCCAACAGCACCAGTTGCGGCATTGCCGGTGATGATTGGTGAGACTAGGACTGAGTTGACAGCGCCAGTGGCTGCATTGCCTGTTATGTCAACAGATACAGTTAATGCGACAGTGCCGACATTACCAGTGGCAATCGTCCCATCTTCTTGGATTGATCTGTCGGCCAGTAGCGTACCAACGGCAGTCGTACTGACATTGCCAGAAATGACTAAATTTCCAATGTTATAGGGTCCAATTCCATAATGACCCGAACCATAAGGGTAGCCTGATGATGCAGCCGGTGCTGCCGCAAATGACCATCCTGTATTGTTTCCCCCATCTGTGGAATTTGCCCCTGCGTACCATGCCGCCCCGCCTGTGGCTGTAGACCTGCTGATAGACAGAAAGTCCGAACTAACAGTACCGCTTGCTTTGGATAGCGTATGGCTTGCGGCAGTTACCGAGCCAATGGTTATCAGGTTTCCTGATGTACCTGACAAACTAAAATTGGTGAACGTGCTGGTTGTTCCTGCCGTAAACAGGATAGACGCTGGTTGAACTGTATTAGTAATGTTGCTGAATGTGTTTGAGCCTGTAATCGTCAATGCACCAGCACCACCTTGGTTGAGTGTGCAGTTAAACGTAGAGCCACCACCAACAAACGTCTTGGCGGTTGCGGCAGTCATGGAGATTGTGCCTGTGCCTGTTCCTGCGGTTGTGGTGAAGTAAGTGGGAGCGGCGTTGTTAAATGCTGTACTTGTTGCGGCTGGGCAAACTAACGTGCCACCATTAAAAGTTAAATTTTTTGTTGCGGCTACTGCTCCAGCAGTTTGAAATGAAGTTCCAACAGTTAATGTTTTTCCATTTAAATTAATTGTGCTGTAGTTAAGAGTAAAAAGTCTTGTAGCCCCCATTGTCAATGCATCTTGCAAAACAACCGATCCATTACCAAAAAGTGAAATTGGAAAATCTATTGTTTTAGAATTAGTAGTAATGTTTTTTGTAGCAGAACCGTCTAGTTGTAACGTTCCTGTACTAGCAGTTAATGTCATGCCAGTAGATAAAAGCAAATCTCCGTAAAGACTTACTGTATTTATTGCTACCAACGTACCTGCATATCCAGTAAAATTAACATTTCTTGCTGTGTCGTTGGTTGCGGACAAAAACGCCAGCGCATAAGTGCCCCCAGTAAAGTTAAAACTAATGGAGTTTGCTTCTGATAAAGCGCCGGGGTTGACTGTAATAGCAGTAGAGCCAACACTTGTTACATTAACTACTTGAGTGCCTGTTGTTGTTAAGTTTGTAACCGTTGCCAATTGCCACACAATACCTGTGCCTGTACAAGTAATATTCCCTGTACCAAAAGCAATCGTTCTTGTGTTTGAGTTGTTAGAACTAAATAAGCCTGTGCTTAACGTAAATGATTGAAGGTCTAATGTGCCAAAGTTTAATGTTGTTGTTCTTGTTGTGCCTGTTGTAAAAGCATCTTGTAGCTGAAATGTCCCACTTGGACTGCTAATCAAAATAGGTTGCGTAAATGCTATATTAGCACTTGTAATTTGCTGTGTTGTGCGTCCTGCAAACGTAACTATGCCTGTGCCAGAAATAGTAATCCCTGTACCATTTATCCAGTTACCACAAAATAATGGGTTAGTTGTGCCTGTTGCCAACGTCATAGTGTTTGACGTTCTCAAAGACATATCTATTGTGCCAATGTTGTATGAGGCATTAACAGTTGTTGTAGAACCTGATGCGGGATATGTAGCCGCAGGAAATACGGCTGTATCTTGTGCAAGTGGAAACTGAGTTGCGTCTAATGCGCCACCAGATGTTGCAGACCAAGAGCCTGAACCTGTAGCGCCCCAGTTGGCAGAACCTGTTTGACGATAAAACACAGTCTTAGCCGCAGGAAATGTAATTCCGCTGTTTCCTTTGACATCTCCAAGTCTTGTCCCTGATGCAGGGGAAGCTGCACCTCCAATAGTTATATCTATAAAATCGGTATCAGTTAAAGATACTGCCGCACAAGTTAATGTGCGTGTTGTGTTAGTAGTGTCAGAGAAAAACATTATGCGGTATGCCGATGCAGTACCCGCACTAGCTGTAAATGTTCCGTTGATTGTTTGGTTTGCGCTAATGCGTATCTGACTAATACCAACAGTTGTTCTACCTGTTATGGATAGATTATTGAATGTGTTTGCGCTTGATAGTGTTACTAAGGTTATCGCTGTTGATGTAAATGCTACGTTGTAATAAGTTAAGCCACCACCAGCAAAAGTAGCACTTGCGCTAGAAAGATTAATTGTTGATGTTCCTGCATTTAGTGTAAGGTTTGTAGACGTTGTAAAAGTTATTGCTGAAGTTCCACTTAACGTAATAGTAGAAGCATTTAAATTTATTGTTCTTACGTTTGAATTGCTAGAACTAAAAGTAGACGCAGATACAGCATAATTTCCTGATGATGATGTATCAAAAGTTCCATTTGTTACTGTAATTGTTCCTGTAGTTAAAGCACTACCAAGTGTCCAATTACCACCGACACCATCAAAAACAACCGAAACAACCGAAACGCCATTGGTCGTTACTGTTTTTCCTGTTGTCGTAGCGTTAAATGTAGTTGTGCCTGTATATGTACGGGTAAAGTTAGTGGCTTGAAACGTAAGACTGCCTGATACTGTCAATCCAATACCCGTACCAGCCAACGTCATCGTTCCATCAAGCCCTGACGCTAAAAAGTCTCTACAGACCCTTGGCGAGTTTGCCATAGTGACTGTAAATGCAGTAGCTAATACATTTGAGTTTGCATCAAAAAATACATTGTCTGACGCAGTTGGGACAGAAAAGCCTCCCGTCCCACCAGAAGTGTCAGACCAGTTAGTTGTGCTTGTGGAATCCCATGTTCCTGTGCCTAGAATCCAATAGCGATCAGCCATTAGACCTCCTCAACAGGGGGCGCAGTAATCACAGCAATCCAGTTATCAAACCTTTGCTGTTTCATGGATTCAATCTCAGCATCTGTAAACGCATGATCGTCAGGCAAATGCAAAGCATCTGAAAATGTGCCGTATGGAGATGAAAAAGAGAAATCAATCTTCATGGCTATGCCAATCGAATCAACCCAGTGCTTGCATCATTGACAGGCATAGTCAGCGTAAATGTCCCAGCAGTCACTGTTTGACTGCCAAATGTATGCACGCTAACCGACTTGTTTGACTGAGTTGAGTTATAGATCAGGACCGCGTCAAAGGCAGTTGCCAAAGTCACACTAGAGTAAGTAATGCTGGCGCTGGGAGTCACAAAGGCTGTAGTGCCAGAGGTGCTTGGAGGTGTGCCAAATGTCACTGTGACGCCGCCTGCGGTGTAGCCAGAGCCTGACACCTCGTTTGTGGCGCTGTAGGCTGTGGTGGTTGCATCTACAGTGGCAGTTGCCAAGTACAAGGCAGCCTTGAAAGTGTCTGCTGTAGTGGCGCCTCGGACAACGCCAGTGCCAAAGTTATGGTGGCCGACAAGCAGCTCACCCTTGAAACTTGTACACATTGCTTGCGTATTGGCCATGATTTATCCTTTAAATTGTTTGACTGATGCCATCAGCAAAGACACCGCGCTTGAGCGCCATATGGACAGATCGATGCACCATTTCACCATCAAGCCAATACTCTACCCAACTGGTTGTCTCGGTATCGTTGTCCAATGAACCCTCACGCTTCTCCAGCAATGAGTCGTCCATCTCGCCTTTGGTGGTGTTAACTATCATCCAAATGTCCTTGCTCTGGCCAAGATCGCGCCGCCTGATGTAGAACCCCGATCATCTGCAATCTGCAGTTGTTCTAGCCCTGCTTGATACAGCGATGACCATACAGAGATTCTCGCATCGTCTTGTAGGTATGGCGCAGCCTGTAAGAGTGATCCATACAAGTAAACATCAGGCGCTTGAGTCAGCAGCCAGTTGGTGGTGTTTGTATTTGATAACTTAGCCAACTTTGCGTAGTAGACCAGCTCGGCAGTGTATGCACCATCAGGTATTGGTAACAGTCTGAATTGACTTCCCACCACGCTGAAATACAGTGGCTTGCCTGATGACAAATAAGTGGTGTTAGACAACTGATCCATGGCATCAATTGTCTGGAATGACAAATATGTAATTGGGTTGGTGTCTAACTTAATAGACTTGGTTTCTAGGAAATCGTCAGGCACTGTGCCGTACTCAGCCGCCGCCGCAAATGAAGCATTGGCACGCACAATCATTTGGCGTGTACGCAACTGGCGCTCAATCTGAGCCTCGGCCAAGCTGACAAAGTCTGAAATGGCAGTCGCCAAATCAGTGCGGTTGAGCCAATCTCCAACCGAGGTCTTCAGCTCTGCATATGTTGTAAGTGCCATCAGACTGCCTCTTTTTCCATCTCTTCTTTGACGATCCAAGTGTGATCGTGTCTAAATTCAAACGTGCCAATGTGTCCGATCTCTTTCGACACATCATGGTCAATATACACTTTAAAGCCCAGCTCCTGCGCCTTTTTACAAAAGAAGACATCTTCTCCCATGTAGCCGCGAGTGCCTGTCTGCCAAGGCATATCGAACCATGGCTCTGTCATACCCTCAAAGACATTACGCTTGATCAGCATGATGCCAGTGCCAACAGAGCCGATCTCTTCTAAGCCTGACGATTCGGGCATCGTATAAACAGGCTTGCGCTTGCCATTCTCGTCATAGTTCTGCGCTGTTGGTCCTGTAGGCATACGTCTGCGAGCGCAGTTGGCCGCCACAATGTCAACGTCATGCGCCAGCAGTCGCTGGATCATGTCCTGTGGGAAAGTCATGTCAGAGTCAATAAACAGGATGTGGCTGCAACCCTCACGCATGGCGTCAAGGCATAGGTCAGCACGCTGATTCTGAATCAGTGTGCCTTGCAGTATCTTGAGGCTGACGGCGTCAGTGGTGTTCAGTGTGTGGTACGCCACCATATTGACCATGCAATAGGTGTAGTTGGTGTGGACCATGTCACGCGCTGGCGTGCAGACTGCAACGTAGTTCATACGCCGCCTGGCCTCACTCTAAAGAACCTATTGTCTGGATCATTCAACCATTTTTTCATGTAAGCCTCATCATCCAACTTGCCCTCTGCTTTCAACTGAAAGTAAACCGACTCGGGAATACTGGCAACGTGATGCCATTCGCCCTTCCAGTTCGCCTTGTTGTCAGTCATAGCAAAGTCGCGCTTATTGGCCTCAATGACGGCAGTCATGTCCTGCGTTGTCTGAATCGTTGCCTCATCAGTGTCTTCGTTATAGTGCCAAGTGCGAGTGATCCCTTTGTCGGGGCTTGCATCAAAAAATCGTTTTTCCATATAAGTAAGGGGAGGATTTCTCCTCCCCTTTTTCCTCTTAGTTGATTAAGAAGTGATCAAGTCTGCTGCCAGACCATGAGCGTTTTCTGCTGACACCTTATGTCCGAATTCGATCAAGAGCATACGCTTCTCAGCATCACCGGTTTTTGCCAACTCGACTTGTTGGTAAGGACGCAGCACAGTCATCTTTGCGTACTCAGGATCAATCACCCAAGCGTCACGCTCGCGCTGGAAGCGGTTTGCGATAACGGCCACGTTGCCAAAGTCGCTGACGTAGATGTCAACTGCACCGATCAACACGGCAGGCTTTTCGCCGCCGTTGATGTTGAAACGTGAAGATGCAATGCCAGAGAAACCGGACACGCGCTGCTTGTTGACAGGACCGCACATCAGAATCTTTGGATTGCCGCCAGCAGACCATACTTTTTGAATCACATTCTTGAGAATGGTTTCAGTGAAAGTACGCACGTTGCCGTCAGTGCGAGCTGAGTTAGGCAGTGTGGTGTAGCTGGGGTCAGTGCCGTTGGTCTGCTTGTCGGTGTTTGTCTTGACAAACGCGCCCAAAGATGCAGTCACGCGAGCTGTGGTGGTGTTACCAGCAACAGCAATACCGCCATTCAACATGATGAATTCTTGGTCACGCTTTAGCTCGCTGCCGCGCTTAGCTATTTGGTATGCTAATTCTGAGCGTCTGCCTGCCTTATTTACTACTTCTTCAGTATTTGACAAGACAATAGTCTTGCGTGAAATCTGAGCGTAGTTGGTCAAACGAACAGTTGCGACAACGGCGTCAAAAGTGCCAACGTCATCACCCTCAAGCTGTGCGTTAGCAGCTGCATCTGCCAATGTGTCGGTCTGCCATTCAAACAAAGTGTTTGAAATAGTTTCGCGGCCAATGTTGGATTGGTAAGGGGTTTCTTCGGGCGCAATGTTTGTGATCACATTGCTCAAGTCTTCACGGATACCCTTTGCAGAGTAGGTCGTGAACGTGTTACTTACGATAGTCATGATTTATTCCTTATTTCAAAAGTTGAAAGATTGCATTAGCCGCGTCATCGACACGGCCAGTTTTCGCTACGCGCTGTTGTGCGCGAACTGACTCAGTTGAATTTGAGACTCGCCCTGCTGCACCAGGCTTGGCAGGTCGAGGGCCGTTGTTGGTCACTGGCTTTATATTGCCCCTTTTGGACATCATCTGATCGTATAACGCCGCCTTACGCAGCATCAAGACCGCCCTGTGATCCACGACACTTTTCAACTCGTCTGGTGTGAATCCAATCTTTTGACCGAACTCAACAAGCAAAGCCTTTTCAGCTTGAGCTTTCTTAGCGTCTTTCCAATCGGGGATGGCCGCCAATAAAGCCTCTTGCTCATGCTGCAATCTCTGCTGCATGAACTGTGCTTGCTCCTGCTGAGACAACTGAGTCAGGCGCTGCTTTTCACTTTGAATAGCCGCCGCCTTGTCTTGGTTATCCCGCATCACCTCGCGCTGCCGTACCCACTCAATAGGGTCTTCCTGATAAAGACGATCCCAATCAATGTTTGGCTGCGCTACTTGCTGAACTTGTGCCTCCAACGCTCCCAATAACTGGGCGTACTGTTCACGCTCGGCACGCACTGCCTGCAACTCAGCTTCGGTTTGCTTTCGCACCTCGGCGATTTGCTGCGTTTTGCGCGTGTAATCCTGAGTCCTCGAATATCCCTTTTGAAGCTCGTCCAGCGTCACTTCAACTTCTTTGCCGTCAACTTTGACGGAGAAGATCTGTGGCTGTTCTTGCTCCTCGGTGTCTTCATCTAACTCGGATTGTTCGGTATCTGTTTCATCATCAGCCGCGTTTGCATCTGCTAATAATTCCTCGTCTACCGCCGCGCCCTCATCGGGCAACTGCGCGTTGCGGTCTTCCTGTTGTCCCTCATCGGGCAGCAATCCCTCAAGCACACTGGCTGCTTCAGCCGTATTCATTGGACCTTGAACTGCACTGCCTGCTGGCGTTGGTGCTACTGTCTGCATGGTCTATTTCCCTATTTAAACAAGATTCTTAGATGCACGCTCAATGGCGCGTTGCGCCACCTTGCCGTTGTCGATCATTTTTGACAGCTCATTTTTGAAATTTTCTATGGCACGCAACTGCGCCCACACAATTTCACGTTTTGGAGCCTCTTCGGGTTTGCTGTTCTCAAACTCCCAAAGTAAATCACCGCGCATCTTTTCCAAGGCCGTTGCAAATACCTCGTCCTGCATAAACTGCGAGGACTTCAGACCTTTTCTTACCTGTTCTTCGTTCATTGAACCATTCCATTAAGGTTGATGGATGGCAATTGCTCAACTGGCGGCGCTTGTACTTGGTTGGCGGCTTGAACCGCCTGCTGCACAAGAGCCGTCTGCTGTTGCATTGCCTCTCTGTCCATAGACTGCTGGGCGTCAATCTCAGCAGTGCTAATCTGTGCGCCGTACTTTAACTCAAGTTCATATTTTTTGAGCATTAAGTCCTGCGCCAATTGATCTCTTCGATAATCGTCATCTCTGACCATCTGCTCGCGCTTCAATTCCAGCTCGGCAGCTTTCTTCTGAATGTCAGCCTGTATCGACTGCGCCTGCACCTGTGCCAGCACCTCTTCGGGGGTTGGTTTAGGCTGTGACTGAGGCATCTGAAAGTCAGCAGGCAATGCTTGGAAGTAGCTTGATGCGTCTTTGAATCCTGACAATTCGACAATCTTCTGAATTGTGCGGATGTACATGGCCGGCGTCACCACAGGATTGGACAATCCAAACTGCTGCATGATCTGCTCTTGCTTACCAGCGATCATTGTCAATCCCTGCATACGCTCGCCCAAGTCGCCACTGCCCAAGCCAATATTGACCGATACATCCATGCTGGCGTCCCATGCGCGAGGGTCGATCTGCACCCACTCGTTACGCAAGCGCACCATTCGCGGTTTGTCTTGGTGTGTGGTCATCAGGTACAAAATACCCTTAAAGAGCTTCTTCATACCCTCGGCCAAGATGCGAGCTTGCAGCTCAAGCCTTGAATTGCTGGCGCTGACAGTGGCGGCCACCGCCGCCTTGGTGGTTGACTGCAACGCGTCAGGGTCCAGCCCCATCGCGGCCTTGCTCATGCCGGTGCGGTCTTCACGCATCTGGTCCATGTAGTCGAGCATGGGGAATGCGGCCTGTCCAACGAATGGCGTACTGAATGGCTGCACCATGCCTGGCGCTCTCATGCGAATGATGGCGCCAGTCTCGTTGTTCAGCACATCGTCAATGTTGACCTGACCCTCAACCACCGCTGTACGCGGGTGGATCGACTGCGCCAGCGAATCCAGCGTATTACGCATGATCTCGGACTTAATCTCCTGAATGTCGTGCGTAATGTCAAAGATCGACATAGCCTCAAGTGGCGATGTGTGTGGCTCTGGATCACAAGGGAAGTCAACGAATGGGATAAAGCTGGCGGGTAAGTTACGCACCATGGTATAGCTTGAACCCATGCAGCAGATTTTCCGCAACTCAGGCACGCCGTCACCATCAAAGTCAATCCGCATATACGCCTCAACGTACAGAACCCTTTGCTGCATGGGATTCATACTGTCGCCGGCGCCCATGGTGGTACTCAGAGGCTGACGCGCCAAATACTCGTCATTGCTGTCTAGGTCGGTGCTGCTGATGTTTTCTTCGATCTCGTCTTGGTCATACCCCATGCCGATCAGGTCAGAGACTGTCGCCATCTGTCGGTGGGCAATGATGCCTGCATCATCAAATGATCTTGCGCGGCGGTCTAGTATCAGCTCCTCGGGAGGTACGGCCATAATACGTATACGTCCATCCTTGGTGTTTCGCTTGATCTGAACGTCATGCAACATGGGTTGAGGCATCTGCATGGGCAGGCCAGTGGCAGGATCAACCTGTGGTTGCATCATCTCCATCGGCATTGATGGATCAGGATAGCTGACCACAATCTTGACCTCGGCATCTTCTTGCATCAGGATCTGCACAGTCTGATCATCAAGCCCCGAATATTCCTCAATCTTGACTTCTTCGTTGTCTTCCCAGTAATACTTGGCGATGCCGCACTTACGCACCAGCGAATCTTTGAACAACGCATAGGTGGTCATAAAACCATTGTTGTCGGCGCTAAAAATGTAGTTGGCGTAGTCGGTTGCCTGCTGTGCGCCAGCCACATCCTCGGGTCCACGCGGCACATACTCCACCACATTCTCAGAGCTGAAGAAGACTTTCATCAGGCTGGGCAACATTGCGCTGACAGTGTCGCGCACCTCCATTGCCACCACCTTAGAGCGCCCCTCTTCCTCATTGCCAAAGGGATCGCCGCGATAGTATTCAGTACCCTTGGCGCGGATGGGGGAGACATCAGAATCAATATAACTGACAGCGTCCTCCAGCTCGGCAGAGACAATGCCCTGCAACTCGGTGTCATCCATTGGCTCAATGGCGCCAATGTCGGTGCTGATATTCATATCGTTCATCATTTTGCTTTGTTCCTCTTGGATATGGCTTTTGCCGTCTGTCTGGCGTTTGCCTTACTTGACGCGCCCCACGCTTTCAAACTCAGCAGCAAGCGCGTTGGCTCGCCGTCTTTCATCTCTGAGCCTGGCATATTGCCCATTCTCGCAAGGAAAGACGCCCTGCGCGGATTGTCGCCACTCTTGACTGGCGCTTTCAGATTCATGCCCTCGGCCTTGGCGCTGGCGCGTCCCTTGGCATTTAGGCCGCCACTCGGACTCTTTCCCTCTTTACGCTGCCATGCGGGTGTTTTCATAAGGCACTTTCTTTAGAACTACATACATAGAGTCAACGGCGCGAGGCAGCCGCATCAACTCATCTTGCGGTAATTTTAGACCCGCGCCGTACTCACTGAGGCGCATCTCCAAATGCATCAACTCAAATCTGCTCCCCTGCCATCCCAAATACCACGCCCACTCGCAGTAGTAAACCCAAGACTTCTCATTAAAAGCTCTCAAATGTGTCGGGTCCTGCCACGCGCCATAGCTCAAGTCATAGGGGACATGAATGTGCATCTCGCCGCCCATCTCCAGCAGATCGCGGCAGTTGGTCATGCCTGCCACCAAGTCGGGTAGGTGTTCCAGCACATCATTTGCGATGATCTTGGCAAAGCGCATATCGGTGTCCAAAGGCTTGCAAATATCCACCACCCAGTCGGCGCCAACATCTGCGCGAATGTCAGCATTCACGCAATCATCGCGGCGGTCTTTGCCTGATCCAAGATTAAGAGTTAAACCAGACGGCTGCATATTTAGGTCTGTTCTTGAAAATCCAAGGTATAGCGGCCTTTGTCAGTGCCTCACCATTTAGTCCAACAGTCTGGCTGCCAATGTGGTGGACATAGGACCGCGACAAATAATGGTGGAAACCCGCTGCACGCAAGTCTTCGCAATGCACATCATCCGAGTACCAATTTAGTGGCGGGAACTTGAAGCACTCCCATGCATCGCGGCCAATCCAACCAAAGATGGGACTAAGCACCTCCATCGGCACAATGGCGTCCTCATAGGGGTACTTAAAGTAGTGCAGTTGCTGATCAAAGGGATTACTGCGAATGTTCTGTACTGGCCTTGCGGCGTCACATCTTGCTGACACCCAGCCCACTGGCTCGCCAGTTTCCTCTTTGAGCTGCGCCACATCTTCCATCAGATACCGATAACTGGTGGGGGTCAGCACAATATCGTCATTGGCGCAGATCACTGAGCCAAAGCCATCGGCAAATGCCTTGTCAATAATGTCGTTGTAATCTTCACCGAAATTGTGCGGCGCACCAAAGACTTTCAAGTCAGCGTCATAGCCGCCAATAATGGACTCTGGACCGCGCAAATAGACAGGCACTTCGGGACAATACTCGGCAATGCTTGTGAGCATCACCCGCAAACCTTTGCCGTGTACTGTTGATATGCAAATCGGTGAGATCACTTCTTAGGCTTTGGCTTCTTGGCCGTCTTGGACGCTTGCCTAAAGTCAGCAGCAGACGGCGCGGCCTTGGAGCCAACCTTGTTCATCTTCTCGCCGCTGCCTTTGGCTATCCGAGCCTGTTTTGCATTGATGTTGGCATAAAGCCCAGGCTTAGTCTTCACCTTTGACTCCAATCTTGATTGTGAGTAAGGATCGGCCATCATCAGAATCGCTCTCTTCCTCATTTTCTTCCACCACCCAAGCCTCGCAAGTACGGCTGGACGCGCACTTGAAATCAAAAATTTCACAATAACCCAAGTCACCAGCGTCAATCATCGCCCATGGGTCGCCCTCTTCGCCAATACCTTTGGCAATGCACTCAAGCATGGAGTCATCCTGATTGAACGCGGCGCAGTTACCGCACACACTCATCTTCGCCTCTTCGGGGTCAACTTCCCACTCTCGCGCCATCTCCATCCAAAACTGCTTATTGGGCAACTTAGGATTCTCAGGACCATAGTTCGCAGAGTTAATCGCCTTGGCGCGATTCTTCAAGTTCAGCGTGATGTCTTGCGTTGCAATAGGGCAGCTCTCTTCGCCGCCCTCATAGCCCTCGTCCTGATCCATGGCCTGCGCCATGGTGCGTTTTAAGGTTGCCATTACTTCATCCCCTTGGACTTCAAGTTCTTGGCTGTACGGCTGCCGCGCATGGGCATCTTCGCCTCAGACATTGCAATGGCAATAGCCTGCTTCGGATTCTTGACAACCTTGCCGCCCTTGCCGCTGTGCAAAGTACCAGACTTGTACTCACCCATCACCTTGCCAACTTTCTTTTGTGCCTTAGTCATCTTCATTTGAATACCCCTTTAAAAACAATTAACGAATTATGCAACCCTTGACAGCTTCCTACGCAGTGGCTGGCTCCACTTCGTACTGGCCTTTGACCCCATCATGCCAATTACCGCATCGGACGCAAACGTCAAACAAAACGCATCAGCCTTATCAGGTGAGGCCAAGCCACGCTTCTTGATGTCGTCCTTGCTCTCAATCTGGATCTTGCCGTTGCTCGTGAACATATACCTGACAGTCGCCAGCTCGGCCACCAGCAGCTCATCTTTGGGCAACCGGCAGTCGCGCTGCTCCAGCCACGCCTTGGCCTTGTACCAAAGCTCGGCCTTTAAATTCCTGTAAGT